CTAGTTCTTGTTGAGTTTTGCTTGATGTGGAATCTCCTTTGATAATTTGGATTCCTTCTCCAGCAAAGACATCATATCTATCAATGTAGTTCTTAAAGATATCTTGGCGTGCTTTATCAGTGCCGCTAAAATCTACATTTAAGTCTTGGTCTTCAAAGATATCAATACCGTAAGAAGGCTCTGCCTTATCTAGCATTGCACGCAGTAACAAGAAAAAACGTCCCATATAAACGCCAAGTTCTGCTACTCCACCTTCTTTGTTCCATTCAACATCTTTTATTAGGCGCAAAAATTCTGGAAGGTCTGCAAGTACCCAACCAGGTACAGACTTAAATCCTTCGCTTAAAAATTTATCAAAGTGATTATTCTCTGCAGTTGATTCGTAAGGAATTTCTAACCTATCCATATTTGCTTTGATTGCATTACGGTAAAGGTCAGGAAGATTTTGTTGAATTAATGTTTGGAATATTTGTGCGCTTTCATCTTGACGACCTACCCACCAAGCAGCAACAGCCTTTTGGAATGGAAGAACAAAATCTCCTGCATACTCAACATCAATTGGTAGAGGAAAGAAAATAGATGGCAAGTTTTGAATGCCAACTTCTGCGGCTGTGTAAGACTCTTGCCACTTTTGTGTGCGCTCATAAAACCTAGAAAGTAAGAACCAAGCCTCTGGTCTTTTTGGGCTATAAGCAATAGCCTTTTCCATAAGATTGCGAACAGTGTGTTCACGACCTGTTTGGTTTTCAAAGCAGTGAGAAGACTTTAGTAAAGAAGCGTATACGTATTCACCGTGTGTGTAATAACCGTATTCGGCAGTGCGTAAATAGAATGAAACAGCAGAAGCAGTTTGTCCAATCCGTTCGTATTCAACAGCAAGTCTAAAACTTAATACTGGATTAAATGGGTCACTAGATAGTTGAACTATCAATCTATTAATTGCATCATATTGTTCCATATGCAAGCGCCTCCTCAACCATATTATTTACTACGTCTTTTGGTACTTCTAAAATAAATGCTGCGTTATCTTGGAAGCCGAATGAAATGGCTAAGTTGTCGTTGACAACTGCAGCACCACAACAGAACTCAATCTGCCCATCTAAGAATGACCAAGATTCTGGTGATAACCCAATTAGTTCAAAATCTTTATTCCATACACAAAGGCGATGACGGTAGGTGCCGTTCTTTTGTTTTAAATAATTTTTAAAGAGAACAACTTCGTGCGTAATGGCGATGTAATATTCGCCCCAATTTATAACTTGAGAACCACCACGTTGGTCGGTAGGAGACTTAGCGTACTCAGTTACAAATAATTGTTGTGATGTTCCTTTTTTAGAATCAGCCTTAACAACTTCTGTAGGAGAAGTCCACTTTACATACTGTAAAGGTCTATCAAGAATTGGCATCCAATTTTTTTCACAATAGGAAGTCTTATCAACTGGCGCTTCAATACGAACACGTGATACTTCTTTTGCGGTAAAGGCTTTCTTATCAATTTCTAACTCAGAGAGTTCCATGCGACCAACACCATTAGTAGTTGTGTCACGACGAACTCCTGTGCCGTAATACTTACCTTGCCACTTAACTAGACGAGCATCTTCTAGCCCTACGAATGTCCAAATAGGGGTTACATCTAATTTAGTTGTATCAATCAAAGTAAAATTAATAATGTTGTAATTACTATCTAATCTGCACAGAAAGTTTTGCGTAACTAAACGCTGGTCTTTTTCTGGATGAAGATAAGAAAGAGGTCCCCAAATACTTGGAAAACGTTGGTTATTTTCAGCATGATAGAGCGTGTAGTTAATATGGCGAAGTATGCAGAGCAGTTCACCGTCATCATCTACAAAGATGGAAGGATTCATTAATCCTGTTCCACCTGTTACTGAAGAAGGAATAATTAGGGGCTGTAGTTTTCCGCCCTGTTGTACCGATTTTTGCACCAAATTCATAGTCAAAACTTATCCTACATTCCTCCATATAACAGCGTAGTCACAGTTGGGTCTGCAGCAGTTGTACCAGTTGTACCTTGTACACCAGTGGTTCCTTGAGGTCCCTGTAATCCTTGTGGACTTTGAATACCCTGAGTTCCCTGCGGTCCTTGCGTACCCTGTGGTCCAGTAGAACCCTGTGCTCCTGTAGAACCTGTTGTTCCTTGTGAGCCAGTGGTACCTGTAGTTCCCTGTGTTCCCGTGGTACCTTGAGTACCCATTGTTCCCTGAGCGCCCGTAGTTCCTTGTGCGCCGTCTGCGCCAGTTTCACCTTGAAGTCCTTGAATGCCCTGTGTGCCCTGTGCACCTTTAGGTGCAATTTGGATAGCCATATTTGTGCCATTAGACGGCAAAGTACCAGTAACATTAGATAAACCAATAGTTACGTATGTTGTGTTGTCCGTTATTGATGTAATAACAGCGTTTAATTGTTGTGTGCCAGGAGTAGCGTTTCTAAAAAACTGTATTACAGAACCTATTGGAAATGATGCCCAATAACTATAAGGATAAAGAGTAGTGTTGTTTCCAGTAGTGTTAACCCATAAGGTTGTAATAGAAGCAACTGTTGTGGAATCAAATCTAAAGTATGAAGCAGCAGGAGTAATCGTAGTTGTTGAAGAATAATTGTATATTGCTCCAGCCCTGTCGCCCTCTGTTCCTTGACGACCTTGAATACCTTGCGTTCCCTGAGAACCTGTAGTTCCTTGTGTGCCTTGAGCACCAGTAGTGCCCTGAGAACCTGTAGAACCAGTTGTACCCTGAGCACCCGTAGTTCCTGTTGCACCTTGTGTACCAGTAGAACCATCCGTACCCTGCGCTCCAGTAGTGCCTTGAGTTCCTTGGCTACCAGTAGAGCCTGTTGCACCTTGCGCTCCAGTAGCACCAGTTTCTCCTTGGGTACCTGTAGAACCTTGGGTTCCTGTTGTTCCTTGGGCTCCAGTCGTGCCTTGTGCTCCAGTAGAACCAGTTGTTCCTTGTGCACCTGTTGGTCCCTGTAGACCTACATATGCAAGGATAAAAGAAATTGTGTCATTTTGAGCAAAGTTACCGTTAGCAGAACCAGTATTAGAAACTGGAATTTTCACATAACTATTAGAAACAACAGTTACAGCGCCAGTGACATCAAACTTTTGGTAAAAACTTGAATCAGCCTTTTTTTGTATTGTAATTTTATCGCCCTGTTTGATAATCGAGTATAAAACGTCGTTATCGTTACCTAATTGGTCTAAGTGGCTTATGTATAAATAGGTAGCATTATTTTGAGTTGCGTTATTCCATCGCAAATTACCACTGCTTGGTGCTGAATCTGTTTGACTATTTGCGTCTGCTTTGTACTCAAAAATACTAGATGAAGTTCCACTTGTACCAGTGTTGCCTTGAGTGCCCTGAGTACCTGTAGAACCTTGAGTTCCTATTTCACCTTGAGTACCAGTTGCTCCTTGGGCACCTGTTGAGCCTTGAGTTCCAGTAGCACCTTGAGTTCCAGTTTCTCCCTGCGCTCCTGTTGTACCCTGAACACCTGTTGAACCAGTTGCACCAGTAGAGCCTTGAGTACCAGTCTCACCTTGAATACCAGTAGAGCCAGTAGTTCCTTGAGCCCCTGTTGTTCCCTGTGTTCCCTGTGAACCAGTAGAACCTTGTTCTCCTTGGGTACCAGTTGCTCCTTGCGAACCTATAGTTCCTTGAGGGCCTTGAGTTCCCTGTGCTCCTGTAGTTCCTTGAACTGTAGGAACTTCAACATCAATGGTGTTATCCATTGATTGATAAGTAAAGGTAATATTTTGTAACGTGCCGCTATTTAAAGCATCAGCAACTCGTTGAGTTGAGTAGTAAAGATTTTGGACGCCTTCTGGCAAATCATCAGTAGATTGTAAAGCGGCGTTTTGAATAGAGTCAGCAAGAGTGATTGTATTTACTTGAGCAACCCAAGTAGAACCGTCATATACATAGATAAGACCGTCATCTGTGTTGAAATAGGTGTCACCACTAGACCCAGAGGCTGGATTTGCATCCAGCCCAACTAGGCCTAATGGGACTTTAAACTTGCGGCTCATTTCGCCCCTTTACGTTAGCCCCGTACTACGACTCTGTAAGTCTCTCCTGATGCAGGTGCTACCGCAAATACTACGTCAATTACGTTATTAGTAATGACTAAGTTGTCTGTAACAACTTCTTGTGGGTATGCTCCAGAGAAGGTGTCATATACAGTAATTTGTACATCTGATGTGCCAAGGTTGTGTGTAATTGCAAACACAGTAGCAGTATATGGACTTGTTGGAGTAATGGTTGTTGCATAGGTTCCAAGTTGTCCAGATGTACCTTGGATACCCTGAGTACCTGTTGTACCTTGAGTTCCTGTCTCACCTTGTAGACCCTGCAGACCTTGAGTTCCCTGTACACCAGTTGCACCATCTAGGTTTACTGACCATACTGAGTAAGTTCCAGAACCAACCTTGTCATTGACAACTGCAACAAGTTGACCATTACCTGAGTTGTATGAATCAACAGTTGCAGACATGTGGTTAGAAACATCATGTGCGATAACAATGTCTTGACCAACTGAGTAACTTAAGCCTGTTTCAACAGTTAGTGTCTTAGTTCCGCTAGAAGAAATACTAAGTGAAGTTGTAGAGGATGTCTGGTAACGGTCTGACTGTCCAGCAGTACCTTGTAAACCTTCTTCACCTTGTAGACCTTGGATACCTTGCTCACCTTGTACGCCTTGAGAACCTGTTGTTCCTTGAGTACCTTCGTAGCCTTGTAAACCTTGTTCTCCTTGGACTCCTTGAAGACCTTGAGTTCCAGTCTCACCTTGAACGCCTTGGGCTCCTGTTTCACCTTGAAGACCCTGAGCACCAGTTTCTCCTTGCAAGCCTTGAGTTCCCTGAGCACCAGTTTCACCTTGGATACCTTGGATTCCCTGTTCGCCTTGAACGCCTTGGGTTCCAGTCTCTCCCTGTAAGCCTTGAGTACCTTGCGCTCCAGTCTCACCTTGCAGACCTTGTGCACCAGTTTCACCCTGTGCTCCTTGAGCACCAGTAGTTCCCTGTGAACCAGTCTCGCCCTGTAGACCTTGTGTACCTTGTGTACCTTGAGCACCTACGTCACCTGTACGAGCAAAGGTTAGTAATACATCGTCTTCGTCTGTGAACGAACCATTACCAGATACATAATCAACTGCTACTTCAAACCAAGTTGCGTTATCTGTTAAACCGCTAATTGTATAAAGAGCATAGGTGCTGTTATCTGACTTCTTAGAGATTCTTACGTGACCCTTGATGGTAGATGTTGAGTCATCAATTGTCTGTAGGTATGGATGAATATCTACTGAAGCGGCATTTACGTCATCAATTGCAAGCGCTGTTGCTAAAGCATTTGAAGAGTTGTTTAGGCGGATATAAGTGTTGCCTGGGTCTGCCATTGTGTAAACAGCATCGTAGTTATACTCAAATGTAATACCACCAAATGAACCTTCAGCACCTTGAGTACCCGTCTCACCCTGAGTTCCCTGAGTACCTTGTGTACCTTGCTCACCCTGTGTACCTTGCGTACCCTGTGTGCCTTGTTCTCCCTGTAGACCCTGTGTGCCTTGAGCACCAGTTTCTCCCTGGATACCTTGTGTACCTTGCTCACCTTGTGCACCCTGTGTACCAGTTTCGCCTTGAAGTCCTTGAGTTCCCTGTACGCCCTGTTCACCTTGGATGCCTTGAGTTCCCTGCTCTCCTTGAGCACCCTGAGCGCCTGTCTCACCTTGTGTTCCTTGGATGCCCTGTGTACCAGTTTCTCCTTGTACACCTTGGGTTCCTGTTTCACCCTGTACACCTTGGGCACCAGTCTCTCCCTGAATACCAGTTTCACCTTGTGTACCCTGTACACCTTGGGCACCAATATCACCAGTACGAGCAAATGTAATTAATACATCATCATCATCAGAAAGTGCTCCAGCGTATGAAAGATTGGTAATGTTTAATTGGAACCAACCAGTGTTATCAACCATTGAGTTGATTGCATAAATTCCAAATACGTTTGGATTAGACTTTAAAGAAATCTTTAAGTGACCCTTAATTGTTGAAGTAGAGTCATCAATTGTTTGTAGATAAGAAGAAATGTTTGTTGCATTGATGTCATTATCATCAATTGCTAAATAACCAGCACCAGACAATGGGCCATTTAATCTTGCATAGCCTGAACCTGGGTCAGACATTGTGTAAGAAGAAGTGTCAAAGAGGTAGTTTACAGTTACGCCACCAAAGTTACCTTCACGTCCTTGAAGACCTTGTGCGCCTTGTGTTCCTGTTTCACCCTGTACACCTTGAGTGCCTTGTGCACCTTGTAAGCCTTGTGTACCTTGAGGGCCTGTTTCACCCTGAATACCTTGCGAACCTGTTTCACCTTGTGCACCAGTTGTACCCTGTGAACCTGTAGTTCCTTGAGAACCTGTTTCACCTTGCGTACCTTGTGTGCCCTGAGCACCAGTTGTACCTTGTGCACCATCAGAACCCACATAACCATCAGCACCCTGTGCGCCCGTTGCACCTTGAGAGCCTGTAGTTCCTTGTGCGCCAGTTGTGCCTTGCGTACCGTTAGCACCTTGTAGACCTTGAATACCTTGGCTGGAATTAATCCATGCAGTACCGTTCCATGTCTTTAGTACATTGTCTACTGTGTCAAAATAGATTTGACCTTTAGTAGGACTTGCAGGAGGTGTTCCAAGATTTTGAATCTTGGCGTTTTGTAACTCAAGTTTATTGAGGTCAATTGGAGTTAAAAACTTACGGGCCATATCTGTCTATCTCCTTATGATAGGTACGCAATACCGCTAAAAGATGCTTGAAAGGTGACCGTAAGAGAGTTCGAATTAGTGTACGTAATTTCGCCTTCTACTATACTACCACCAGAATCCTGAACTGTAACGTTAGGATAAAAATTTAAATTATGGGCAATTACCCAACTACTACTAGCAACTCCTTGAGTGTGGCTGTAAGACACACGTTCTGGCGTGTAGTAAAGGTTGTCTACACCTTCAGGTAAATCATCTGTTGTACTTAAAGCAGCGCTTTGAATAGCATCCTGTACATCTTGAAGACTTACACCGCCACCTTCAATACCCTGGATACCCTGAGTACCTTGAGTTCCAGAACCAGTAGTTCCTTGAGTTCCTTGACGACCCTGTATTCCTTGTGTGCCTTGTGTACCAGTTCTGCCTTGTACACCTTGAATACCTTGAACTCCACCGCCACTTCCAGGAACAACAACTTGAATTACTCCAGAAGAGCAACTATTGCAATTGCAACCTGATACGTGTGTACTACCTGGTCTTGTCATTCTGTCACCTGTCGTGTTGTTGTAACAGTTCCACGCATAAATGTTCTTACCTGTGTTGTGTCGGAGATAAGAGTACCTTGAATATCCCAATAAGACTTGTCGGGTAAAGAAGCAGTTTGTTCTGATGTTAAAGAAATCTGTAACTGGTCTGCTGCTCCAACAATTGTGTCAATAGTAAATGATGTTAGTTTTTGTGCGTAACCCATCTGTTGTTTAATGTCTGATTTCCAAGTGTACAAAGATACATCCATATCATCTGGAAAATCTAAGATTGCTTCAAAATTATCGCCTTCATACATTAAGAAGTCGTAAGTTGGAACAGATGATGGAGCAATAGCGCTTCCATAACTTGGGATAGGAATCTGTGCACGTTGCGGTGTTGACCTATCATCTACTTCCATTGGAAGATAAATAGGAACATAACGGTTTGTAGTCTTTGAAATTCGGCGCAAACTAAAGACGTCAATTTTGTAAAGACCAATACCAAGCATTGAACAAAGTTCTTTGTACTGTTGTTTGCGAGTTTCAATCATCTGCATTAACTGGCGATAGCGCTCAGAACGAGGAATCATTACACCGTCTGGTGCTTGAATATCGATGTCAAAAGAAGCATCTGTGGCTAATGTATAAAGTGCCAAAGTAGATGCGTAAACAATAACTGGGTATTCTTCTAACCCAGGAAGAGTTTCTAGTAATACTGCTCTTCCATAAGTATCTGCATGGTTTGCTGTATGCTGCTCAAAAGCGGTGCAAACAAACTGTTCAATCTCAGTAACCGTAAAGTAACGGAAGTAAGTTCCAGCAGCAATGACGGTAGCATCTGCTACAGGAATAGTATCAAAAGTCATGTAGCCAGTAGTTTCTTCAACATCTACTGTGGTAGACACATCTGTACCGTTTACAGTGATAATCATGTTTACTGCATCAACAGGAGAGTAAGGAATTAAATAACGGTTTGTATCTCCAGTAGCCGTAAACTGGTGAACGAAGGACTTGCCTAAATCCCCAATTTCTGACCGCAAACGGTCGGAAAGACTTGAAAGGGTAGCCACATAACCTCCGTAAATCTAGTGTTCATATCATCTCGTGTAATTAAAATTTACACAGGTTAAAAAAGGTCCAACCCCAACTCTGGGAGGAGGGCGGGAAACCAGAGTTGAGGTTGGACTACTGTAGACGTGCTAATTAATTAGGACGCCAAATATAGCCAAGTTGTTCTAAATAATTTGCAAGATGTCCTGGCACACGATATTTAACGCCTGCCTTAAATGAGTAACTCTGTGGTGTACCGTTAACGACACCAAAAGTCATGTCATCAATATCGGTAATTGTACGAATGATTACAGTGTCATTCGCTGTTGTTACTCCAACATTTTCAATTTCATCTAGAACTAGTGGAGCGTCTGGTTTCTTTGGGTCAAAGACCTGAGTCTCCAGTTGCTCTGCCTCAATCTGGGCTGCAATAGAAATTTCATCTTTGCGCTTTTTTAATTCTGCAGCATTCTTTTTTGCTGCTTGTTCCGCTGCACGGCCTGTTGCGTCCAGCGGTGATGTTGCTTTATTTGCCACGGTAATTGTTCTCCTGAAAGTAGTTCCTTCTTATTTTTGAAATTGCCTGGGGACCAAAGAAGGAGTATGGCCCCCAGGCACTTTCTATTAAGTTTTTAGTTGGTGTAGACCTTGACGATAGCCTGGTCTGTGATAACACCTAGACCCCAGATTGCGTACCAAGCAAGAGCGTGCTCACGACCGAAGTCAAGAACGCCACCATCACGTAGTTCAACTGGAAGAGAGATTGCGTGACCAAATGCGTTGTCACCAATCATGATTGATTCGTAAACTTCTGCATCGTTGCCAGTTGCTGAAGTTAAGTAACCTGCTTCTGCTGTGTAGTCAGAAGATTCTGGGTTACCACCGTTACCTGGAGCGGTGTTAGCCTTAACAGGAACGTTGATTGCAGATGATGGAGCACCAGCACCTGTAGAGGTTGTGTAACCTGCAGATGAAGACAACTTCTTAACCTGTGTGGTTTCGATGAATACTACGTCGTATAGACGACCGATTTCACCTAGCATGAAGTTACCTGGAGCAGCGTACTTTGTAACTTCGATAAACTCTGGGTTTGAACGAATGTCACGAGACTGCTTTGGGTGAACGAACATTACGTAAGTTTCACCTAAACGAGGGATGTTCTTACCAGCAAGGGTAAGAGCAGCATCCTTAACAGCACCAGTGGTCAACTTGTAGTTACCATCTAGGTCTGAGAATGCAGTTGCAGCGGTACCTTCGTTGTACCAATCATTGATGCCCTGTACGCCAGAACGGTCATAACCAAATACTGCTGAAGTTGCTGCAGAAAGTGTGTTGCGTGCCTGTACGTCTAGGTACTGTGCCATATGGCGACCAAGTAGACGTGAAGCAGATGCCATAACATCGTCGAAAGATGCGTTCAATAGAAGTTCAGAAACTGCTACTGCGTAGCCATGTTCTGCAACTGTGATTGCAATCTGTTCTGCTGTTAGAGCGTTTGTGGTCATACGAACACCTTCAGTTAGAGGTGTTGGGTCAACCGCAAAGTTCTTGTAACGGAGGAAGTTAACACGTAGACCAGGTGCTACACCAAGTTCTGTCTTCTTAACAGCGAACTGTTCAAAGCGCAGGATTGGCATTGCCTGGAATAGGATTTCCTTCGACCAGATGGTTTGGATTGCCTGGTTCAAAGATGAGTTTGAACCTGAGTAGGCTGTAGGCGCACTCGCTAACTGCGAGGTACCAGTAATTGCACTTGCCATTTAGGTCAAGTCCTTTCTTTAGTTAGTTGTTGGGGATTAACCGAACAGTCCCTGACCACGATTGTTTGCTGCGCTGCCAAGTAGTTTGGCTCTTTGTTTCGCATAGTCCGCCATTGACATATCCCTGATGGAATCAGGAGTAGAGATAGTTTGTTCCGAGTCATTATCGAGGGGCCCTGATGCTGGTGCTGTAATACGAGCACCAGGCATTTGTTGTCTAGCACTGAGAACTGTTTGCTGTACGTCTTGCATAATTCCTGCAGACTTTGCTTTAAGAGTCTCAATACTCTGTTCAATTTCTTCTTCTGAACCACCGCTAACTAAGTCAATAAGTTGAGGAACAATATTGTCACGTTCCTGCTCAATGCGTTGTGCACGGTAATTCATTAAATCTTGGAACTTACGTTCCTTATCAAGGAGGGCAAAAGCGTTTTCTCGTTCAAGACGTTCCTGCTCTAACAGAGCCTGAAATTCTTGCTCCTTCTTTGCGAGGAGTTCTTTTGCAGAAAGTTCTTCTACTTCTTTCTGCTTTTCTTTTGCTGCCTTTTCTTGCTCACGTACTTTGGCTTTTTCTGCCTTACGTGCGGCTTCTTCTGCTTGAGCCTTTTTTAAAGCCTCAAGTTCTTGAGCCATTTTTTCCATCTGTGGGTAAAGTTTTGCTTTCTCCTGAGCACGAGCCTTTGCAAGGTCATCTGCTGTAAAAGATTGCGCCACTGGTTCACTCACTTCTGGTGCTACAACTTCTGTAATTGGAGCATCAATCACTTGGTTTTCTTCCATAGTAATCACTTATCTTTCTTATGTCGTTGTCCGAATGCCTTACGGCGTGTCCCTGGTTATTACGAGATAATTGCATTACATTTTAATGCATTTGTCTCGGTATATTCTGATTTATTATCAGAAACTTTTACTCTTTGTCTACTGTTCTCCTTTGTGGGATTTTTGTCCCATAGGCTTCAGTGACAAGTTTGTTTCGTAGTTCTGCTTCTACACCTTGTTCCATATTACGCATCTGTTCATTTTCTGGGCTAGATGCGTTCTCTGGAGTTTGAGGTCCTTGTATATCGTCTCCTAAGACGTCTCCATCTCCAAGTGGAGTTGGGTTTAGAGGCACAGCAGAAGTACCATCTGGTCCAGGCATCATGCCTGTTAAATCCATAATTTGCTTTTGAATCTGAATTTGTAGCAATTGCAAAGCACCATCTGCAATCTTGTCCTGCTTGAGTTCATCACGAATCTCTTGCAGTTTCTCTTCAGGGAATTCCTCGCCAAGCGTACGCAAGGCTCCTTCTTTGGACTCAAGGCCCATGCCCAATTTTGTTTGAATTTCATTCAAAACAATTAACTTATCTAATGGCAACGGTTGTGGGAACTGTGCATAGTTTAGATAAGAGATTGGGTCATTAGGGTCAAGAACAGGTAACTGTCCTTCCTTAATTGGTCCGTCTTCGTTAGGGTTGTAAATAAATGCTTGTGGTTCTTTTATAGCAAGAGTGCGAAGAGCAAGTTCATTAATTTTCTCTAAACCCTTGCCGTACTGTGCAACTTTTTGTGACCAACGGTTCATCAAAGGTTGATACTGAATAGAAAGTGCTACACCAGAAGTATTTGAAATTGGCTGAACTTGTCCCAGTGCGGTTTCTGGGACGTTCATGATTTCGTGCATTGAGCGCTTTAAAAGTTCTAGATACTTTAAAGCACCGTCGATACCTTGAGCGCCACCTTCTAGGTTGAAAACTTGAGCATCTTTTGGAAGACCGCCCCAAACTTTCTTAGCACCCTTTTCAAGATTAGAGGCTTTAGCACCAACGATAACTGTCACAGGGGAAGCGTGATAGTTAACGATATCTGCTACGTCAGTTGAGATTTCATTATAGGAGCGGTTTATTGTGATGATGTCGTGTGCGTCAGCGAGACCCCACGGAGAACCTGAAACAGGAACATTAGGAATATGCACCACTGGAACTAATCCTAGTGGATTTGGACGAGAGTCAATTAATTCATCATTGATGTATTCTTCAATTGTGTCGTCAGTCAAAATTTCTGTGTAAGTAAATACTTGACGAGTACCTTCTAAAGATGTTCCCCAGAAACGATACTTTTGTTTAAAACGCAAAAGACGTGTTCGGTCATGAGGATGAAATTCTGGGAAACAAAAAGAAGAGTTTAAAGGCAAGATACGAACACGACCTGGGTGGAAAACACCAGCGCCATCTGTCCAAGGTTCTTCATACGCAATTTTTACAAAGCAGTCACCAGTAATTCCGCCCTGTTGTCCCATCTCAAGTAGTACACGCATCTTGTCGTTGTCTACTTCCCAAATACGCTCTAAACGGTCTGGAACAATTGCTTCTGTTGCTTTAGGAGAGCGGAAGTGAACACCTTTACCAAAAGTAAAACGAGAAAGATAATCATTAAATGCACGGTAGTAATTAACCGTTAACTGCATTTCACCTGACTCACGGCGATAACCCCAGTGATGTCCAAGATACATTGCCCAGTTAAGTGAGTAACGATTTAGGCGTGGGCCATGAACTTCAAATTCTTCGTCAGCAAGTTCCACCAAACCAAGTGGTGAAATAGAAATAGTTAGGTCTGAAGAGGCCGCTCTATATGACGGAGGACTAAAGTCCAAAAATGACATTACTTCTTGCCTTTATCTTTTTTAGAAGATTTCTTATCTTCTTTTTTAGTTAAGCGTTCTTTTTCTTGTTTGTTCTCGTGCTTCTTCTGTGCCATCTTTTTACGACGGTCTGCTTCAGTTGTTTCAATGAATTGACCGCCTGCTTGCACGTAGCGCTTATGTACCCAGTTAGATGCACCAGGATTTGGGTAATTGGAGTACTTTGCTTTTGCCATGGCCACAATTGTGTTCCACAGTTTTGGGTTGGCTGGTTTAGTTGCCATAAATTCTTTCCTCCAAAAGATAATCCAATAGCCCCCACACTAGTGCAGGGGCATATCGGTGTCTGTCTAAATAAATTAGTCGTTTACGACTGTTGCAGACTGACGCTGTTGACGTCCGCCTGATACGACCTTGGTCTCAATCTTTGCGGCTGAGTAGTCGTTGTATGTTCCGTGTGCAAACTCACCAAGCATTGTTGGTGCTTCAATCCATGCTGCTGAACCTACGTGAGCACGCTCAGATAGAGTTTCTGCTGCTGGCTTTTCAAATACGTTTGCGTTACGGTTTGGGCGACCTGCTGCAGGAATGTATCCCTGCATCATGCCCTTCTGAAAATCGTTTGGAACATCGGTGTCTGTTGCGATACCTTCTTCAAAACGAAGTGGACCACGACGTGTGGTGTTATCTGCACCCTTGCGCTCATACACCTGTGGTGCACGCTCAGGGAACTGAGGGTTTGGTGAAATTGTCATTCTTACTCCTTAAGGGTAATTACGGAAGGCCATTCCAAGAGAAAGTTTCTCGCCTTTTTGGAGTTTTGTGTGGCTTAACTAGAAAAAAGGATTACTAGATGCAACAACTTCTGGCATAACTAAAGACTCAGTTAAAGAGCAGGCAATGGATAAAGAATCCACAAAATCGTCATGGGCGTAAGTTTCATCAGGGGCTGCTACTAAAAAGTTAGGTCCTTTGTATTGAACTTCAGCATCAACCATTTGTTGATAAAAACGCTTCCAGGTACGTAGACGACGAGTTTTTGCATGTGCAGGCCAAGAAATCATTTGTCGGTCAAGAAGGGCTTTTAAATGTTTCCAACGCTTTGACTGTTCTGATGGACTAGATGTCAAAGAGGCCACCTCTGCACGAGGCAATAAAAGTTTCAATCTTTGTGCTACAGCATCGCCAACACCGTTAGCGTCAACTCCAACAGCAAGCACATCATAGTTTTCTAAGAAGTTTACAATCTGATAGTACTGTTCTTCCCAATCATCACCCTGCAGTTCAAGCCAGTTAAGAACACGATGGTCGTAGTAACCAAACTCATCTGGCCTATCCCAATCAACCCACACTACTGTTACAACAGTACTGTCAGTTTTACGAGCAGGGTCAATTCCAACAACGCAAGGAGTCTTATGCCAAGACTTTACAATCTCTTGAGAAGTGTCGCCAAGTTTATCCATCACGCTAGATGTGACAAACATTCCTCTTTCAAGCAACCATTTACAACAATACGACATTTGGAATTCGTCAGATTCTTCACCAATACGAAGCATCTCTTTTCTAATGAACTTACCGTAGTTGTCGTTGTACTTTTGCACTTCTTTCCAATCCCATTGGAAATGATTTTGTCTAGAACCACGTCCTGTTTGACGTCTACGGTTTAATTGAATAGCACGATAAAAGTTATTCTTGCTTGTTGTAGGAGTTCCAGTTTTAACCATGGTTCCTGAGTAATAAGCAAGCATAGGTGCAATTGATTTAGAAACTACGAAATCATCTGCTTCTTGACACTCATCAATAACAATAAGGTGGAAAGACTTAGATTCAATCTTTGCTCTTGGGTTAGCCGTCATCATTGTGATTGTTGAACCAGATTTCTTTAATCTAATTTGTCTAGTAACTCCACCTACACGATGTGCAGTATCGTCAATTTCTGGGTCATCCATAATTTCAAGAGCACGTTCAGAACTTAAACGAGTTACTGTACGGCCAAACAAAGTTTCTGCCTGTGATTCTGTAGGAGCAAATAGTCCTACCCAAATGCCATCTTTAAACTTTCCTAAAAGGTCTGGATAAATTTTTGCAAGACGAGGAAGAAGAATCATTAAAGTTGCTACAGTATCTGCAACTGTTTCTGACTTACCTGACTGACGAGAAGCAAGCGCTGTGATTTCTTCGCCGTCTCCAATAATTACAGATTCCATAATGCGACGAGCAAGAGGTTTTTGGTATGGGTGTAAATCATGCCCAACAAGAACTTTTAAGAAGTCCAACATTTTATCTACAAGACGGTCAACAAATTGTTGAGATAATTCGTCTAACTGGTCTTCTTCTATTTCAGGTTCTGGCTCTTCATCCTGCAGATAAAACCCAGGATTTATTTCCTCAAACTTATCTTCGTCAAAATCTTTCATAGTTTCCTAAAAGACAAAGCCCACTTGCGTGGGCATTGCCAGACCTAGAGAGAGGTAAAGCACGCAAAGTATAACTCATACTTCTCTTCGTTTCAACTCTTTAGCAATTGCATAAAACGCTTCTGCGCCCAATACAACTTCATCAAGCATCTGGCTGTTGTTGTTCCTTTGCCATTCGGTAATAGACTTGCCAATCGTGAACATCGAGTGCTCCATCCATTGAATTAAGTCTGGAGTAGATATCTTCGATACTCTCTTCTCGATTCGAGTCTGGGGCTGGTGTCCAGCCTTTTTCTTCAGTGAAATCATCATAGGTTAAATCCCGCCTTGATAACGCATCGTTTAATGCTTTTTCTTCTGGTTTTGTTCCTGTCCACTTACCAAACACTACCGCTTTGTAAAAAGGTAGACGTACTATAAATGGTTTAGATGTTCTGTATGGGGGCTCTATTTCTTGAGTCCATCCACGAGTAAGAACTTTAAATCCCCATTTGTAAGGAAAATTTGTTACTTGTACAAATAGTGGTCCGATATCGTGAGCCTTTGGCATTTGTCTAGTTTATCTTACCCGTGCCTTTTGTGTTCTTTTTAAGGCTAACGCCTCTTTGGTATGCACGGCTAACAGCATACAGGTTTTTTCTAACGCCCGCACTAAGGCCTTTGGTGTCTGCATTTCCACGAGGCTTGTAATCTAAAATGGTGTAAATATAACGGCCTTTTGAAACCGCTGCTTTAAATGCTTTCCACTCATTTACTGAAACTTCATAGTAGTTATACCAAGTTCCATCACGGAAAACTACAGTTAAAACACTTCTTTGTTGGTCATATCCTGCAGCAACTGTTCTAGGACGTTTGGTGTTTGATGTTGATGTTGGAACAACAGAAATTGGTGCTGGGTAACTTCCTTCGTCAAATTGAGGACCTGCTTCACCAGGAACAATAAGTTCACCAGTATCATCATCAAGGTCATAGGATTGACGGAAAACAGAATTGTCTACGTAATTTCCACGCCCATCAATATAAAAGAAATCACTTTCTGCATCTGGGGCTAAAGCCTCTCCAGCCATATTACGATATTTTTTAGGGGCGTAATATTCGTTTGCTATTTCTGAAAGGCTACCAAATTCACCTACAGCCGCTGCAACTGGGCGGGAACCTACAAGGTTTAAAAGTTCTTCAGTTGATGGAAGAAATTGTTTTTGCGCTTTAGAAGCAGGGGACGATGCACGAGAACGTCGTGCACCGCCACCTCTGCTAACTCTTGCCATAAGTTTATACTATGC